TGCCTTACTCTCTGTCAGGTTCAGACTTCCCCTCGCTGTATTGGCTGTGGAATTGACATTATTAGACGCATATGCAACCGGCAGATTGTCCGACTGCACATAAATATTGTCCACATTCTCTTCCAATGCCTTTGGAAAAAGTAAAATCCCGCCAATCATATTCGGACAAATTGGAAGCAGATTATCTGTCCATACAAGACCTGTGGAGTATTCCTCTTCCGTATAAAAAATTGCCATTGGATTTAAACCCAGAATGTTATTGACTGCATTGGTCACCATGTTTTCTTCCACATAGGTTTCCACTTCCGAAGTATTCACGTCTGTCAGTTCAATGACCATTGTTCCTTTTAACTTCACAAAAATCCCTCCTATTCAATCGTCACAGGACGGCAGAATGCACTAATCGCTGTTCTGCCAGTCACATGATCCGTATATGCTTTCTGTACAAGTTCCATTGTCTCCATCTGGATGACATCCAAAATGTTTCTCACATTCATGCCACCACCAATAACCAACCTTGTAACTTTTTCTTCTATTTCAATCTTTCCATCCCATGCCGGAGCCGCTGCCATTGCCTGGCCACTGATGGATGCAATACAGTCTCCGATTCCAACCGTGCCCGTTCCATTTTCCATTCGCAGATACACATTGAATGTATTCGTGATATTCGGCACCACGCTTTCTATCGGATAATATAAAGAAAGAATGTGTTTACCGCTGTGCCATGTTTCCACCGGACAATGCACCGTGATCACAGAATCATTCAGTTCAAATGTCACATAACAGAGAACCTTTCCATCTTCCGACCATGTAACAGGAAGCTCCACTTCCACAGATAACAGATTTTCTATCACTTCTCCCGTTTCTGCATTCGTCTCCGTCATTGGGATAGTAATGATACCCTTGGCATTTTCCGTACACTCTGTCTGTAATGCCACCGCATCCACAACCACCTGCCCAAAGAACTGGGCATGATTTTCTTCTGTTGTGGCAAATTCAATGCTAATAATCTTTGTATCCGTGTCCGCCAGTGTGTAAGCAGATGCATTTGTAAATGTATGAATACCAATCTTTCCTGCATCCACCTGATTCAAAAGTCCAGAAATATTTTTATCATTCTTTGACTTTGCCTGCGCCAGACGTGGATTTTTCCCTACACAGCGAAGAGAATGTTTTCCACCGATTCTGCACTGTGAGAATGTGATACAAGTAATCTGTTCTTCATCTGCATGACCACCGCTGAACCTTAATACATCTCCTAAATCCAATGCCGGATTTCCAATGGTTTCAGAATCAAAAGGCACATATTTAATGATAGAAATATCCGCCAGAATCTGCTCACACAGTTCTTTCCTTGTTTCATCAACACCAAACTGCAGAAATGGATTCACACCAAGATTCATGGTCAGTCCATCATCTGTTTCCAACGCATAATATTCTGCGGTCTGGGTTTTCATATTGGTGGAACTGACCGCTGTGTATCTGGTAATAAAATCAGAAAAGCTGCTTGAAAATCTCTGCTTATTACTGATGTTCCTAACAGGCTCATTCCCATACTTGCGAAGTTCCAGTTTCCCCTCACGGTTAATACAAAAGAAACCTCCAAGAACCTGACCGATATAAAACAGCACGTCCCTGTAGGTTTCTATATCATTTTCACTGTAAATGGAAAGCACTTCTGAACCATTTGGCATGGATTCAATCTCTGCCTGGGTATGTGCGAACTCCACACTACACGCCTTACAACAGAGCATGATGATCTCATAGGCATTTCCGATTGTATCAGTTGTATTGAAATCCTTTTCAAATCGGAGCATATAATCATATGCCTTAATCTCCAGACATCGGATAGTACGGTTTGCTTCACTAATCTCATAAATCCCCATTGGAACAGTTTCATATGCTTCTCCCACCAACAGATGATAGTACAATTCCACCAATGCATCTTCCAGTGTATATCTGTCGATTTCAGAAAATAGTGTAATCCCCATTTCCGCAGCATACACCGTACCAAGTTCCATTTCCGTATTTCCACAACACTGGGCAGAAATATATCCACTTCCCTTTACAATGTCCTTCTCTGTAAACTCGTGTACTACGCCTGCCTTTGTGGTAATCTTTCCAGTCCAGTAATATCTTCTTGTGTTCTCCTGCACCGCTGACAGGAACGCTTCACTTACCGGGTACATTCAAACACCGCCTTCCTAAAATTCTTTCAACGTAAAGGACACCGTCCACAATCCTCTGTAGGATGTATCTTTTTCCAGTTTCGCCTTAAATCCCTCAACATACATCTCTGTATTCTTCATATCCGCCGTTTCCGTGTCAAAATAGTCCACCGACAACTTATCTTGTTTGGAATATGCAGTCAGTGCTTTCAACCATTTGGCAGTCACGGAAAATGAAACAGAGATATTCACAACACCCTGTCTGACCACATCCCTCTGTGTCGTCCCTGCCTCTGTTTCCCCGCTACTGTCCGCTTCCACTGCCGATAAGGACACATCATAAGAATCAGGCAGAGGAAGGACAGTTCCGTCAAATTTCAAATATTCAAAAAATGCCATCTTACCTTCCTCCACTTCTTAAATTCATTCTCTGCTGTGCATTTACAATCACTTCATCAAGCATCGTTCCACCCAGATAAATAGGAATGACAATATCACCATTCTGACCATTCATCTGTGAAAGTGCTTCTGTGATTGCCGTAGTAATCCCAGACAACCCGGAGCTTGTCACAACACTTTCCGATGGGGCAACGAATCGTGACTCCACAGCCGCCATCTGTGGACTAATGACCATATCTCCGGCAACACCTTCCACAGCTTTTGATACCATGGCCTTACTCTGCTCAATCCCTTTTGCTAACCCACTCATAAAGTCAGGCATCCAACTCTCATAATCCGTAAGTGGTCCTTCGTCCGGCACGGAGAAATGCAAGAACGAACGGATTGTCTCTGCAACATTCGTCACGGCATCCTTAACCTTTCCAATGCAACTCTTGATACCATTCACGATACCCTGAATAATATCTGCTCCCCACTGAAATGCAGAGGACGCCAGATTTTTGACGAAGCTGACTGCATTGTTGAATCCGGTTTTAATGGTATTCACAATGCCTGATACCGTATTTTTGATACCGTTCCACATTGCATTGAATGCTCCTGCCACCACCGCCTTAATGGTATTCAGGACTGTGGTGAATATGGTCTTAATCGTATTCCATACGGTTGTAATGACCGTCTTTATCGTATTCAGCACCGTTGTTATCACAGTCTTAATTGCATTGAATACGGTTGTGATAATTGTTTTGTAGATGTTAAAATAGGTAGTCACAATCGTGCTGATCACATTCAACACCGTTGTAAATATCGTTTTGATACCTTCCCATAGTGCTGAGAAGAAATTCTTAATTCCGTTCCAAATGGTCTGAGCCGCATTGCTGATTGCCTCCCATGCGGATACAAAGAACTCCTTTATTGCAGTCCACACCGCAATCGCAACCTCTTTGACGTTCTCCCACAAATCAATCCAAAACTGCCTGAAATCCTCATTGGTATTCCACAAATAAATAAAAGCCGCTACCAGTGCGGTAATGGCTGCAATAATCAGGAATATTGGATTGGCAAGCATGGTTGTGTTTAGTGCCGCAAATGCGGTCTTTACCGTATTGATAACACCGGCAAGTTTTGGTACAACCGTCATGATTGTGCCGACTGCTGAAATGATTTTACCAACCACAATCAGAATTGGTCCCGCAACAGCAAGGATTCCACCAATTACCAAAACAGCTTTCTGTACAATCGGATTCATGTTAGTAAAGGCATCAATCGCCGCTGTAATCTTTTCCACAAGCCCTGTCAGAAATGGAATCACATACTCCGACAACTTAATTGCCAGAGATTCCAACGCGCCACCAAGCTGTTCCACCTTGCTCTGCAAATTATCCTGCATAACTGCCGCCGTTTCTCCGGCAACACCAGAGCAGTTATTCATGGAAGCAGTCAACGCATCATACTCTTCCTGTGTCAGATTGAGTAAGGAAATCAGACCGGACATTCCTTCTTTTCCGGCAAGTGCGGTAGCATAGTATGCTTTCTGGTCATCCGTCAATCCATTGAAACTGGTTCTCATGGTTGTAATGATTTCATCCAGAGATTTGAATGAACCGTCACTGTTGGTAATGCTTAAATTCAATTCATCCATTGCCGCCGCAACGGTACTGGACGGTTTTGCCATGTTGGCAAGCACCGTTCTAAGAGAAGTACCCGCCTGAGAACCTTTAATACCTGCCATTGACATAGCGGATAATGCTGTGGTCACATCTTCAATGGAAAGTCCCATAGACTGTGCCAATGGTGCCACATATTTATAGGATTCTCCCAAGTCGGATACACCGATGGTACCGGAGTTTGCCGCCTGTGTCATAAGGTCAGCCACTCTTGCAGAATCCTTTGCCGACAATCCAAATCCCGTAATTGCATCTGCAACAATCGTAGAAACTGTGGCAAGACTTTCCCCGGAAGCGGCTGTTGCATCCAAGACACCAGCCATACCATCAATAATCTGGGTGGTAGACCACCCGGCTTTTGCCATCTCTGTCATGGCTTCTGCAACTTCTCCAGAAGAAAATGTGGTAGTCGCCCCCAAGTCAATGGCTGTCTCACGAAGTTTCTCAAATTCCTCTCCGGTTGATCCTGTGATCGCCTGAACACCAGACATTGCCTTTTCAAAGTCGGTTGCTACCTTAAGTCCGGCCACACCAACTCCAGTCACTGCCGCAGACATTGGCAAGAGTGATTTTCCAACACCCTCAATCTTACTTCCAACATCCTGCAACTTAGTTCCCGTTGCAGCAATCTTCTGTAATGCCACCGCCGACTGCTCCGCCTGTTCTTCCAGATCTTCCAATGCCTGTTCCGTGGCAATGATTTCTCTCTGGAGTGCATCATACTGGTCTTTGCTTATCGTTCCCTGTTCCAAAACGGCATTGGCCTGTTCACTGGCAGTCTTTAATGCCTCCAACTTTTCCTTTGTCACCTGAACTTCCTCATTCAATAATCTCTGCTTTTGGGATAAGAGTTCCGTGTTTCCCGGATCTAATTTCAGCAGTTTCTCCACGTCCCTAAGCTGTGACTGGGTATTACGGATTTCACTGTTCACGCCCTTTAATGCTGTTGTAAGTTTCGTGGTATCGCCACCGATTTCCACGGTAATACCCTGTATTCTGCTTGCCATTTATCCTCTCACCTCCCGTTTTTAAGCACAAAAAAAGAAGCATCTCTGCTCCGTCAATTTATCCATTTAATTTCTGGATTCCCTTTATATCCTTTTTCCCACACAAACCAGGCATATGCCACCGCACTGGACGGATACTTTTCAAACTCCCCATTCATGGCACATATCAGTCTGGATGAACTGACATATACCGTCTTCGGCGGATGTTTCAAAAAGAACTGTTTTCTGCTTTTTCCTTCCAAGAATTGCAGTTTCAAAAACATGGCAACTTTTCTTCCCGTTTTCACTCTCTCCAGTGCTTTCTCCACAAACTGTAGCGCATACTTGTATGGCGGATTTGTAATAATATCCCCATCAAACTCTGCTACCGGCTCATGTAAGAAATCCACCGGCTCCTCACTTCCATAGCCACGATAAATCAAATCCGTACTGATGACCTGATATCCTTTCTCTTCCAACACCTTTGCCATATGCCCTTCCCCACAGGCACATTCCCAGATAACTGGAGCAAAGGTTTCCTCTGCCAGAAGCAGCTCCGTTGCCTTCGGCTCGGTTGCATAATAATCATGGCTCTGTCTTTCCTTATCAGAATGATTGGACGCACCTAATATTCGGTATATACTGTTGTAATTCCCTGTCCAGTCTTTATTTACATTCAAAATTCACCACCCACTTTCTGTTTTTGGGTATAAAAATGGCACCTGCCATTTCTGACAGATGCCGGAAGTAACTCTATTCTCTTTTTGATTGTCTCCGTCGAACTGATATTTGCTAAATAATACCATAATGTTCACGAATTGCTCTTACAATATACATAGCAACCCCCATTCCGTATTGCTTGTCTGTTGCCTCACTCAACAATTCATTTTTTTCAATTTGATCAGCTAATTGCAAAAGAAAATATCTTGCATTTTCTATGTGCCACATTGCCTTATTGCTCTCTGCCAGCTTTTTTATTGCCGTCTCCTTCAGCTCATTATCCTCATTTACCATGGCTGCAGCAAACATCTTATAGATTTCATCCGTTTCCTGCTGGAACTTTTGCACTTCCTCTATACTGCCAGTTGCGGAAAGAGATGCTTCGACTGCCTTATCTTTCCCACCATATAATTTGATAAGGTGTGCTTCTGTCTCTTCATCTTTTAATTCATCTTTTAGTGCAGATGAAAGACCTTCTATACTGCCAAACTTTTGAATAAAATCCTGCAGTTGCTCTGGCTTTATATTTTTAATGGTATGTTCTACGATTCTCTCAATATCATCTTCACTAAATGCTTCAAAACTCATGGTATTCACGCCCTCTCTTACATCCTCAATCAATTCAATAATTCCATTTAGACGATTGCGCTTTCTTTCCAACAAAGCTTTTTGAAACAAAAATATTTCTTTTCTGTCCAATTCCGGATTTTCCAATAGTTTCTTTATTGTTTCCAAAGGAATCTCCATCTCTTTAAAAAACATGATTTCCTGCAATTTTTCTAAGTCCTTATCATCATAAAAACGATATTGGTTTTCAGAAATCCTTGCAGGTTTCAACAAACCAATCTCATCATAATAACGCAATGTCCTAATGCTGATTCCTGTCAGCTGTGATACTTCTTTTACGGTTCTCATGACTGCCTCCTTTCGGTTTCATCCTAAACCGTAACGTAGCGAGAGTGTCAATACTATTTTAATATTTTCTGTTTTCGACAAATTTCAATTCTCATGAGCATCTTCCCACGAAAATAATCATACTACAAAAAGGACAATTTCTCAATTAGAAGCGGTCGAAATCCTCCTGTGTCGCAATCTGTGCATACTTGCAGTCATCATTTCGACTCTCCGCATACATGTCATTGATAAGGCCTATCGACAACAGTTCCAAATCTGCCATCGATAAGCCTAACTGTACGCATCGGAGCAAAAACAATGGTGTTGTCATCTCACGGTCTGTCGGACGAAGTTTTTTTTAGCTTCCACATCCGTCTGCACATTCAGTCCCCAGAGTTCAATGAGCTGTGGAAGCACCTGATAAATTGAGAAAGTATTGAACTCATCCAGCCACTCTTCCGGTGTGTTCGGAATACTTGCATCTGCATGTTTCGCCATAACAAATGCGATATTCTCAAACATCTCCAAAGAGAACATATCAAGATTGGAACCTTCTTCACTGTTATCCCCAATGGATTTCTCCAACGCTTTCAGGTCTTTATAAATATCCCTCTGGAACTTCATACGATAAATCCTTGGAATGGCAGCAGATGCCTTAAAAGACACCTGCTTACCGTCAATCTCAATTTGTTTAATCATACTCATTATGCTACGCCCTCGCCTTCATCAGCTTCTGTTGTGGTCGGCATATACACAGCCTTATACCAGTCATTATAAACGGTTGTGTCTGTGGAATTGCCGGTCTTTGCTTTTACAAGGCCACTGGAAAGCGGCGTTGCCTTAATAGTAAGCGTTTCTGTCTGTACCTCTCTGGTATCTTCATTGGTCTTACCTTCGATACCCGGACGGGATGCAGCACAGTTATAAAGCACATGTCGAATGTGTCTCTGGTCACCATCAAATTCAAACAGCAACGCAAAAGAAGCAAGTTCCACCTGTGCATTTTCAATCAGCACTCCATTGTCATCCAGTTCTTCCATAAGCACCTCAGTACGGAAACTTTCCGGAATCAGTGCAAGCTCCAGATCACCCTCATAACCCATGTTGTTATTGATAACATAGTAGGCGATACCATCCGCATAGAAGTTTTCCGGTTCTCCATTCGCATCCAGAGAAATGGATACAGAACCCGGAATGGCTGTAGGATTTCCATAGGAAACTGTGCCATCCTCTGCGATGGTAAGCAACGCATAGTGTGCATTTTTCAGATTATATTTTACTTTGTTATTTTTCTCTGACATCTCTATACCTCCATCTCAAATGTGTAAAGGACTTCATAGAGTTTTTCACTCTCAATCCAAGTTTCAGATTTGTTGTAAAAGATTCCGTGTTCATCCAACACATCTTCTAACTGCTGTACCACCGCCAAATCCTTTAAATCGGTGTACAGTTCTATATGAACCTCATTTATCTTGTAATAGACCTTGCCATCCGCTGAGAAGTTATTGCTCCCCGGAAGCAGATAACAGATAAATGGTGGCTCCGGTGATTCCCCTTCTGCAAAGTGATGATATGCAAAAGGAATCTGTGTCTCACTTAAAATCTGCAATAATTCTTCCATACCTAACCTCTCAGTGCTCTTTCAATCTCTTCCTGTAGCTGGCGGATTCCTTGCTGTTCTGCCGGTGCGATATGGGCTTTGCCCTCCACTCTGCCGCCATTCCTTTTTGCATGACCATATTCCAGAAGATGTGCCAACTGATACCGGTTTTTAGAGTGAACCACCATTGTCAATGTCTGGGATGTCTCCCTGACCTTTTTAGCAGTCCAGCTCTTTGCATACTTTCCAGTATCTTCTGGAGCATTTGCCTTAATCTCTTTACGGACTGTGGTACTCGCGTTTTTGACGGCTTCTTTCATGTCCTCAGTAGCAAGTTCCGCATATTCAGTCAGCCCCCGCATGATCACATCCGCCATGTCATTGATATTTACTGTAGATGCCACACTTACCGCCTCACTTTCTCACATCGGAACTTCAAACATTTCTTTTTGTAATTCATGTGATCTACCGAAAAAATGTTGTAAATTTCACCACGGAACAGGATACGGAAACCTGTGGACACGATGTCCACAAGTTGACTGCAATATCGGACAGTAAATGTGATACTTGCACCTTCCACTGTCTGACCGGCTTCTGATTTCTCATTTCCGCCTTCCCCACCAATCGTAGCAAAACAGGAATGATAATCTTCCCATGCATTCTTACGGTTACCAATGGCATCAGGCACCACATTGCTCTTCTGGAACAGGATTTTTTCATTCAGCAATGATACCTTCATCAGAACCCCTCCTGTCTGCACCCAAAGAGCAAGGAACGGAGTGACAATGTTAATGCATGATGATCTGCTTCTTCCCTGTGCTCATACAGATAAGCAACCGCATACATGACTGCAATCCTGGCACATAGTTCTTCCTCAAAAGCATCCTCATCTGTAATCCTTGCCACATCCATGCATAGTGTCTGGGCAGATTCCATGATATTACGCAGCAGTGTATCATCATCCTCAAAGTCTACACGAAGGTACTTTTTCATTTCATCCAATGTTACTACCACGTCTCCACCTCCATATTAAGATGGTGCCGGACTAAGCCGACACCACCAAAACACCAGAATTAGGCACCCATCTTAAGTACCTGAACCGCTTCAGCAAGCACTAACTTACCATCCACACGTTCCTTTGCAACAAAACCGACCATACCGTTTCCGGCAAAAAGTTCCTTAAGTTCTGCGAAAGAACGAACTCCTCTGTCCCCAATGTTGTAGTAGCTGAAGTCACCAAAGGCGATAACCGGCTTACCTGCAGCAATCATAGGAACATAAGCAGATGTCATTACTTCGTAACCGAAGAGTCTGTCCGGTTCTCCTGCCTGTAAAGATGGCTGCCATAAATACTGGCCATTTTCATCTTTCAGCTTACGAAGAACAGCGATTGTCTGGTCATTCATAATAAATTTTGCTTTCTTTCTGTATGGACGTTTTAACGCATATACAAGATTGATAATCTCATCTGCAGTAATGTCTGTAGCACTTGCAGCAGTCACACCAACCTGAGCACCACCTTCTTCTGCGAAGATACCAAGTGGCTTTCCAGCACCATCACCATTAAGGAACGCATCTTCTTCTGCATTTGCCAATGCTTTAGAAAACTGACGGAGTAAGTAATTCTCAAGACCAAATGCATTGTCGTAAAGTAACTCTTCTGTCACTTTTACTGCCACATGGAGCTTATGAGCATCAAGATTGATCTGGTCGAATTTGGCATCACCAAATGTAAGTTCTTCGCCTTCATCAATCCAAGCTGCAGCAGGTTTTGCACCGGCAATGTTAATCTTACGTTCACCACTTGTAGTGATTGTTGTACCAAGTCTACGGAAGATGTTTTCTTCTTCAAGACCTTCGATAAGTCTGGAATCGTATTCTTCCGGAACTAAGTATCCACCATCAGAAGCGATACCTTCAGAAAGTACATTTCTTACATTACGGAAATTTGTACGGATTGCCTGAAGCATAGCTTCCTTGTATTCGTTGGAAGCACGTCCTGTTTTCTTATCCTGTGGATTACCATTCATTGGTCTTCCAGTAAGCGGAGTATTCACAGGCTTATTAAGCTCTGCTTCCATAGCCTCCATTGCTTCCATACGTGCAATCTCTGCAGAATAGTTCTGGACCTTCTGCTCCATTTCTGCATAAGTAGCTGCATCCTCTGCAGAAAGAAGCCCATCCTTATCACGTTTTGTTTCTACGAAAGCCTTAGCAGCTTCCCACGCTTTGTTTCTCTTTTCTCTGAGTTCTAAAATAGTCATAACTTTCTACCTCCAATTTTTCATTAAAAAAAGTCGATCCATCAATGAATCGGCTTTCACTTTGTTTGTATCTTCAATTGTTTCTTTCTGCTGGATTCGGCATTTCTCAGCAATCTTATCCATTAAGGAATTTACGACTGCTGCCTTCGAATACAACATGGTCACTTGTGGAATCTCCAAATCTTCCACAGCACCATTTCTTTTGATAATCTCATCTGCGAAACCCAATTCCACCGCTTTTCCAGCATCCATCCATGTCTCTGCGTCCATAAGATGTGCCAGTTTCGCTCTAGATAATCCAGTCTTGATTTCATATGCATTGATAATGGAATCCTTCACACTTTTCAGCATATCGATAGCCTTCTGCATTTCTCCGGAATCTCCAAAAGCAATAGTCATCGGATTGTGAATCATCATCATGGATACTGGAGACATCAAAACTTTATCTCCTGCCATAGCAATGACCGAAGCAGCAGATGCTGCAATCCCATCAATCTTCACTGTGACATTTCCTTCATACTCACGGAGCATGTTGTAAATCTGGGCTGCTGCTACACAATCACCACCCGGTGAATTAATCCAGACTGTAATATCACCACTTCCGTTTACCAGCTCTTCCTTGAAAAGCTGTGGCGTCACATCATCATCAAACCAGCTATCCTCAGCGATTGTCCCGTTTAGGAACAGCACTCTTTCGACCTGTTCCAGATTTGCTTCCTGGTTCAGAACCGTTCTGTTCTTCCAGTTCCAAAACTTCTTCATTCTGTGTTTCCTCCTTCCCTGCAAATATTCCTGCGTCCTTAAGCTTTGTCATATTTCCATTGATAAGGTACAGGTCACCGCCCTCCCCTTCCGGAATACGATCAAGATTTTCAAGTTCTCTGATATCATTGGCACTCATCCAACCGTTTTGTCTTCCAATGGCATAACCATTCATACGGCTCTGATAATCACCACGAAGCAGGCCATCCACATTGAACTTGACAAAGTATTGTGTTTTTTCATCCGTCGAAAACAGGGAACGGACAATAGCCTGTTCCCACCTTGCAACCCACGGGTCTAAGGTATATTTCACGAACTCCAAAGACTGCTGCTCTATATTAGAAAAGCTCGACTTCTCCAAATCCCCGACCATATGCGGCGGAACTCGGAAAATACGAGCTATTTCATTTATCTGAAATTTTCTGGTTTCTAAAAACTGTGCCTGTTCCGGACTAATGGAAATCGGCGTGTACTTCATTCCCTCTTCCAGAACTGCTACTTTATTGGCAATTGAACTTCCACCAAAGGCAGATGTCCAACTCTCCCTTACCCTCTGTGGATCCTTCACGGTTCCCGGATGCTCCAAAATACCGCCTGGTGTAGCACCATTGGCAAAGAACTTTGCCCCATACTCTTCACAGGCAATCGCCATTCCAATCGCATTCTTTGCCATTGCAATCGGAGAATATCCAACCAATCCATCAAATCCCAAACCGGGGATGTGAAGCACATCTGATGGTTTCAGATTGACCATACTACCCTTCATGGTTGGCGCATCATCCTTACTGGTGTTGTACTGATAATAAAGCTGTCCTTTATCATCCCTGTCCACCGTCATTCGGTTCGGCATCAGTGGATACAGTGCAATAATTTCTCCCTTACCATTTCGGATAATCTGAGCATAGGCATTCCCCCAAAGAAGCAAATGCGTCATCAATGTTTCCCTGAATACAAAGGAAGTCATTTCCGGATTCGGCTCATCATGGAGCAAAAAATAAAGCGGATGATTCACTGCCTTTTCCTTACCACCATCTCCATTGTACTTGTACACATGCAATGGCAAACTCGCCACCGCCTCAGACAAAATCCTCACACAAGAATACACCGCCGTCATCTGCATCGCCGATCGCTCATTCACATTCTTTCCACTGGAACTACCACCCGTAAAGAATCGATACGCACTCCCTGCTGTCGCATTCTGTGGCTTATCCCTCGACTTAAAAATTCCACTTAAGATTCCCATAATCATCAATCCTCCTTAAAATGAGCATAAGAAAAGCACCTACCATTTCTGATAAGTGCTTCACTTTCTAAATTTTGTTTCTACTTTATCTCTTTTGTCTCATCTTTTAATTCAATAAAATTTCCTGACTCATCCCATAGCAAAGTCCAAACCATATCGTTTCCTTGATAAATATCCTGATAGGACACTCCGAAATCACTCCAAAAAAATTCTAGAACCTTTGCATATTCCTCTTGTTCCCAATCTGAATACCCTATACCAGACATCTCCTGTGAAATAATTTGTTTTGGTGCTTCTTCGTCCATAATCATAATGTAAGCTGGATTTCTAATAAAAAGACTGCTTTTATATAAAAATCTTGCACATACTTCTCGAAATTGCATTACATGTAATTCTCTTTGAAGCAAATCATTCATCTTATCCTGTTCTTTAAAAAAGTCTTCATTGAATTTATTGTCCTGCAAATGAGCCACAACTCCAATATCGTTCATGTACATGCAAAAAACAGGATTCAAAAAAGCATCATATCCCCAGTATGGATTCTTTTCATTCTTTTTAATCTTAAAAATAAGCAAACTATAAGGTGAATGAACATATTCCGTATCTTTAATAATACTGATTAGAAATACATACTTCATATGCAATTCATTCACAATTTCACGAGGAACAATATATCCACCCTCTCTGTTGCCACGTTCTCTTAATAGCATGGCTTCTTTGTATAGCATTCCATATGATAATTTATTTAACCATTGAAATACAATGTTCCTATTGATGCCCACAAAATTCTCATAACCACTTTCAACAGCTTGCTCCATTGGTTTTTCAATTCTAGCACTCATTTTCACATTGCATTCTTTACAGCAAGGAACCTTCAAATTTCTATAATCAATAAATGTTCCATTCAGCAAACTAATCTTTTGATTATATAAATTAAATTTCCTCTGTAACCACTTAGGATAAATATGCTCTTCGGTTCTGTTCTCATCATTGAGTACCGTATCACACACAAAACATCTATCCATTGAAAAACTACGTTCTTTGTTAAATAGGAATTTCTCTTCGTTGTCCATTGCAATCTCCATCCATATTAGATTCTTATTCACAATTATAATCTAACACATAGAAATCAGCAACTTAGATAAACAATATTCCCCTCTCATCATACACACTGCCCTGTGGCTGCACCTGATTTCTAATACATCTATCCAAAGCCATAATCGCAGCTACAATACCATCAATCTTTTCTTTCGACCTCGCTTTAGTAACTTTGATGTTTCCAGCTGGGTCTGTATCAATCACAACATTACCTGCCATCCATCGCAGTACCGGATGACCGCCGTGTACCATGTTCCCTTCCAGCAGAATCTTATAAAATTCCTTGGTCGGAGCTGACATACTGCTGTAACCTTGTCCAAAAGGCACCACCGTAAATCCCATGCCTTCCAAATCCTGCACCATCTGTGTAGCTCCCCAGCGGTCAAATGCAATCTCCAAAATATGATACTTCCCTCCAAGCTCCTCAATGAACTTCTCAATAAAATCATAATGGATTACGTTTCCCTCGGTTGACATCAGATAACCTTGACGTTCCCACACATCATACGGAACTGAATTGGCTTTCACCCTCTGTGGAATTATCTCTTCCGGTACCCAAAAAAACGGAAGTAAAATGTACTTCTCCTCCTCATTCCTCGGTGGAAACATCAGTACAAATGCGGTAATATCCCCCGTACTGGACAAGTCCAAGCCACCATAGCACTCTCTTCCCTCCAAGTTCTTCAGATCAATCTCTTCATTGCCCCTCTGATAAATCTGATCAGGAATCCAAGCTGTTGTACTGGACACCCACTGATTCATTCGAAGCCAACGGAATGTAATCTCATCTGCCGGATTTTGCTTTGCTTCACGATAAGCATCACGAAGTCTTTCAATATCAACCGTATATCCCAACGAAGGATTTACTTTGTACCAATTCGCTTCATCCTCCCAGTCCTCATCATCCTTTAATCCATAGACTACAGGATAAAAAGTAGGATCTACACGTCTTCCTTCCAAAATATCCATTGCTTTCGTATGCAACTCATAAGCAATGGAATGTCTGTCCGTACCAGCTGTAGTAATAATGAAGTGAAGCGGATTCTGTCGAGCATCCGAAGAACCTTTGGTTAAAACATCGTATAACTGTCTGTTCGGCTGAGTATGTATTTCATCAAACACAAGTCCCGACACAGAAAATCCATGCTTGCCACCAACCTCAGCCGAAAGCACCTGATAATATCCAGCATTTCCATAATTGACAATTCGTTTTGTAGCTCCCATGATTTTGGAACGCTTTAACAGTGCCGGTGACATTTCCACCATCTGTCTTGCAACATCAAATACAATACTGGCCTGCTGCCTGTCAGCCGCCACACCATACACTTCCGCAGAAGGCTCATTATCCGCATAGAGCAGATACAGTGCAATTGCTGCTGCCAATTCTGACTTACCCACCTTCTTACAGATTTCCACGAATGCAGTTCGGAACTGCCTATACCCATCCGGTTTCACAATTCCAAAAATATCTCTTATCAACTGTTCCTGCCAGGGCAATAACCAGAACCGCTTACCTGCCCATTTACCTTTGGTATGACATAAGTTCTCAATAAACTTTACTGCCCGGTCAGCCTTCTCTTTATCATAATGAGAAGTCGGAAGCATAAATTTACTTGGCTGATAATTCTTAAGTTTCGGGTAATCCTTTGGTCTTGTTTCCCTTGCCATTAAGAATCACACCTCCTTGAAGCTCCACCGGAGCTTCCTTCCGGACGCGTTGGCGCCCCTAGTAATGCCTCCATCTCATCCTCAGACTCCTTATCCGCACTGACCGCCGCCATAATCCTCGTTCTGGCAGAAGGTGTTAAACCAAACTCTGCTGCAGCCTGCAACATCAACTTCTGATTGGTATTTGCAATACCAACCCAAGGTGTCTGCTGCCGGTAACCTTTCTCTGTCTCAAAAGTAGAACCACCGGAATCAATATGCTCCTGTGCTTCCTTCCAACGGGCATAAGACTGACAATATGCCGCAAACGCCGCCATATCCACTTCCGTCAATACACCCATCTGATTCAACTTCTCACTCAAACGCTTCCACTCAGCCTTCGCCTCCGGAAGCAGCCACTCAGGACAGACAGGCATTCCCTTACCAGGCTTCGGCTCCTTCTTATTCAGTTTTCTCTTACCCGGATTACCTTCCAGCTCCTTAATCGCTGTCGGCTTTGGCTTTCTACCTGCCATCGGAATCCCCTCCTTCCATGAATTTTCGTATTATAAAAGGATCATGTATTTCTACACGATCCTCTAATCCAACTTCCTTTTCACAGTCACATACTCTAATAACATATTTTTATGCATAATAACATAGTATTTGTTACTTGATAATATTTTCTGTTACTTTGTACCCCGTCATCCATTTCGCGATTTTGCACGCAAGACCCCCGCGTCGTTCCCCTATAGGAATGACTGTAGAGATTTTGACTCCCCCTACCCTAATAGGAATAAGTTCTGTCATTACTCCACCGATCACCTTGGTGCTAGAATATAAATAGTACAAGCCAAAATGAGAAATTCCAAATACACATAAGCATGATACAATAGAGGCATGCTGAAGGAGGATCTCATATGGCAAAGCAACATGACAAACAATTTAAACTTG